AGACTGGCGTTTCAGGTGGGTTCGCCGCGACTCCCAATGGTGGCGATATCCTGATTGATATGCAACAGTCCCTGAAAGAAAGTTATCGCGCGAAAGCGGCTTGGGCGATGAACCGTTTCACTGTTGGCGAAGTCCGCAAGTTGAAGGATTCGCAAGGTCGTTACCTGTGGGCTCCTGGCATCCAGGTCGGCGCACCCAATACGCTCTTGAACCTGCCCATTGCTGAATTCAACGACATGCCGAACGTCGCTGCTAACAGTCTCAGCCTTGCGCTGGCCGACTGGACCGAAGCGTATCAAATCGTTGATCGCCAAGGCATCCGCCTGATGCGTGATAATATCACCACCAAAGGCTTCGTAAAGTTCTATACCACGAAGCGCACGGGTGGCGATCTGTTGAACTTTGAAGCCATCAAACTGTTGAAATTCGCCGCCTAGTATATCGCTGAAGCGTTATACTTTCACACCCCTCCACCGTCCGCATGAGCGGTGGAGGTTTTCAAATCCGAAAGGAATCATCCAATGCCCCATCGCGAACAGATCAATTCAGTGGTGAGCACGTTGCTCATCGCGACCGCAACCGTTACAACCGCTCAAACGACCCCTGGCCTTGATTGCCTTGGCTTCGATGCTGCGGCTTTCAACATCCATGCAGGTGCAACCGCTCCCGCTCCTACTTCCATCGTGATGGAAGAATCCGACGACGACTCGACTTATACGGCAGTCGCCGCTGCTGAACAGCAAGGCCGAGATGCGATTGCTGCTTGGGCAGTCAGCACGACCCTCCGCTTGGCATATACGGGAATCAAGCGTTATGCTCGCCTCGTTATCACCCCTTCGGCCAGTACCATCCTGACCGTGACCGCGAGTAAAGGTTATCCTTCGGGCAAGCCTACCCTGAATCCTGCCGCCTAGCCTCCTGGACCGAACCTATGGCGCATCATTGGGGTTGATGGTGCGTCATGGGGGAGGTTCTTTTTGAAGGGTATAACATGCGAACGCTAACACGGACACTGAACGGCATCACTGTACTGCGAGCCAATGCTCGCCGTATGGAAATCGTGACGCCTGCTACCGTTGTCCCTGTTACTGCCGCAGAAGTAAAGGCCCATCTTCGCATCACAGATTCTTCCTCCGATACTTATATTGAATCGCTCCTTGCTGTTGCTGTTGATATCGTTGAGCGTTATATCAGCCGCTCCCTCATGGAACGAACCGTCAAACAATGGCTGGATTTCCTTCCAGGATGGGACACTGATCTTGATTGGCAAGACGGAACCTTTGACGGACCTATCATGTTCTGGACTGATACAGTTCGCACCCTTGAACTGATCGGCGTTCCCATGAAAACTATCACACGTATCGTTTCTATTGACGATAGCGATGTTGAAACAATCATGGATCCGGCGTTGTACATTGCGGACACGGCAGACCAGAATCAGCCTTCCCGTATTATCCTTCGCAGGGGCGCAGTATGGCCAGCGAACCTACGAGTCGCGAAGAGCGTCTATATCCTGGGAACGGTTGGGTATGGCACGGTCGCGACTGCGGTTCCACCTTCCATACGACACGCAATTCTTTTGATCGCTGCTGCATTGTGGAGCAATCGCGGCGATTCCATTGATGGTGCTTCCGACGTTCTTTCACTTGGAAATATTCGTGCCACCCTTGACCCCTACCGAGTCCTGCGAATTTCGCTATGAGTTACAAACTCCCCTCATATTCCGCTGGCGATTTCCGGCGTCTCGCTGTTATACAACGAGAGACCAGGGTCGCTGACGGTGCTGGGGGTTGGAATTCTTCTTGGGCTCAGATCGGTACTGCTTGGGGGAAACTCAAAACGGGTTCCGCGTCTGAAAAGTATGCCGATAGTTCTGAAGGCAATGTGAAAGAAGCGCGAACTGAAACATTCATCACATGGTGGAGAAATGATATTGCCGTCGGTGATAGGTTGATCCTATCGGACGCCAATCAATCTCGCACCTATAACATTCGAGCCGTGGAAAACCTGGAATCGTCCAGCAAGTACGTCATTCTTTCGTTGGAGAGTGGGGTGCCGACATGAGTTCTGTAACAGTATCATTCCAGCCGATGAGTAGGAAGGGAGCGCTCCTAACGAAGGAGAACTTCGCTAAGAAGGTAACGGACATGACCCGGAAGGCGACGTTCGTTGCTGCCACTGAGGCACACAAGTACATGGCGAAACGTATCCGCCTCCCAAAGAGCGGAAAACTCAAACTGAAGAAGGGGCGTCAGCGCCTCAATGAACGGCATCTTAGTCAATACGGTCATAAAGTGTCGGAGATGAATATAACGACCAAAGGCAAGAACCATTCCATGTTCGTGCAGAACTTTCACGTTCCTTCTGCCCCAGGAGAATCGCCTGCGAATGATACTGGCAACCTCCTCAATTCTATAACGCATGTTCAGTATCCGGACAGAGAAGGAGTCGTGATGTCCGCTGTGAAAGTGTGGGCAGACTACGGAAAATGGTTGGAGTACGGAACCAAGAAGATGGCTGAAAGACCGTTCATTCGCCCGACGAAAGACTATATCACACCGATCTTCAAAGAATACATTGTCCTGAAACTTCGCAAGATGAACAAGGTCGGGGACGTAGCATGAGCAAGCCTTCATCAGAAGACATACTGAAAAAGATATTCGCCGCGCTCACGGCGAATTCGGCGTTGATGGCTCTCGTTGGGAATCAGATCTACAATTATGTTCCCCAGGATTCGACCCCGCCCTTTATCAGATGCCGTTGGGTCGGCGCGGCTGATTGGGATACCAAAGATTCCGACGGTCTGGAAGGTACAGTCCAGATTGATATATGGACCGAGCATAAGGGCATGCTCGTTGCATATCAGATTTCTGATAAAGTTCAAGACATACTTCACCTCCAAACTTTATCCACAGTTTCACAGAACCTGCTGACGCGTCTTACCATGCAAGATTCATTCGTTGAGCCTGATGGTATAACGAACCACACGGTCCAACGCTATTCCACCATCATCACAAACTGAGAAAATATCATGGTCAATGCCGGATCCAATCTTCGTTTGCAAATCACCCGTGATGACGGTGTGACATGGGAAAACATTCCTGGGGAAAAAGTGTCCGGATATACAATAGGGAATGAACAAGTAGATACCACAGAAAAGACCACACAAGCCGCGAATGGAATGCGCGAGATGGTTGCATGCGGAGTTCGGACGAACAGTATAACAGCATCAGGGGTTGTGAAAGATGGCCTGACGAAAGACTTGTTCACGTATCTTTGCAATGCAGCATGGGCTCAAACGATTCAGCGATTCCGCGTTATGTCCGGTCCTTATATTGTTGTCGCCGCAGGGTCTTTCCTGATCACGTCCTTTGGTAGATCCGGGGAGTATAACGGAGCGGAACTGTGGAATATCTCCCTTGAGTCCGCTGGAGTAGTAACACAAGAGGAAGCCCCTCCGATGCCTCTGCCTCCATTGGGAACCTATGATGGAGCAGTCGCTTTTTCGGTCCGTCGTTTGACTTTGCCTAGTGCTTACTCTGGCCCATGCATGAGGTTGAGGCGCTCAAGTGATAATGCCGAACAGGATATTGGTTTCAATTCTTCTGGATGGTTGGATGAAACAGCCGCCCTGGCATTTGTTGGGAGCGGTGATGGTTTCATGGTGGCATGGTATAACCAGACTCCTCAATATGGGGTTGTCAAGTTTATCCAGCCTGATGCAACGAAACAGCCTCGCGTCGTTATATCTGGAGCGTTATACAAAGTCGGGTCGGCGCAACGACCCGCGATAAAGTTTGAGGGGACACGCTGGCTACGAACAGAAACAGAAAACGCGCTCAAGATTTTGACCGCAGACCAGCAAGTCCATCTTTCGTCAGTGTATTTTTTTGATACTTCCGCGGACGAGCAAGTCATCTTCTGCCAACAATGTAGCCTGGGAGGGTACCGAGCGCAGAGTCTGGCAATTCGTATCCGTTACCCAAACAATGGTTATCCGTATGAACTTGCAAAAACAGAACTTGGTCACAGTGTTGCCCGTCAAAATCTTGGTGTGAGTAGCAGTTATCCATACGTAATTCCTACACCCTCCGCGATCAATACCCATAGATTTATCGCGTTGAATGGTGATAGTCAAAGCTGTGATTTTTTCTGGGGCGGAACAAAAAGAGCAACGACATCAGGGCTTGTGCCAATGACAAATAGGCCTGTTGAAAGCGTTGCGAAACATAGTTATATCGGGTGTCATATCGACCAAGCAGCCTACATATTGCAATGCGGTCTGCATGAAGTTATAGTCATGAGTAAGTCTTGGACGGATGAAGAAACAATAAATCTATCGTTGAACCAAGCAGGAGCCTTTTCATGAATCAGACGCTTTTTATCGGGGTTTTGAGTTTGGTACATGGGCAGGCGCTATCCCTTGCGGGGTGGGCTCTTTCCAAGCCCGCACAATTCCAGACCCCCGAGGATATAACAATCACACTTGGGAGCATTATCAAACATCCAGACCGTGATGAATACGCTTGGTCTTTTTCCGATGATACTTTCCTTGTACATGCACAAGCAGACCCAAGAACGTTGGACCCCGTGCTTGCACCGTTGGTCGCCGCTGGCCTACTGACTCAAGCGGACCTTGATGCTACGGCTGGAAAGATTGTTTCTTTTGCTGGCTCCATGCACACAATTCTTGAAGTGATGCCACAGGTTCTTTCGGGCTCTGTGAAAGTTTATGAAACGATGAAAGCCGACGGATGGTTTCCTGATACTGTTACAGAATAGTTCTATCACAATCATTTCCCTTCCAGGGAGAGGAGCGTATCATGGCTAAGTATTGCGGAAAAGACCTGCTCATTCAGATGGGCAACGGGGCGAGCCCCGAGGTGTTTACGACCATTGGATCCATGAAATCCAATAGTCTCACAATCAATAACGAACAAGTGGATGTGACCACGAAGGACGATATGGCATGGCGAGCCCTGCTCGCTTGTGGTGTTCGTTCTATGTCACTGTCGGCTTCCGGTCCGCTCAGTTCTGATGCGATGCAGAAAGCCTTGGAACTTGCTGCTAACACAAGCCCGATCAAGAATTTCAAAGTCGTTTCAGGTCGCCTTGATACTTATACAGGCGCATTCGAAATCACTTCGTTCGGTCGTTCTGGCGAACACAATGGCGCGGAGCAATTCACCGTGTCGTTGGAATCCGCTGGCCCGATCACCTACGTTCCTCCCACCTAACCATCCACCCATCACTGAACCTTCAACCCCGTTCAACCCCTGAGGTATAACATGGCCATCATCCATCTCGCAGAAAAAGAAATCACCCTCATTGGACCCGACGGTCCTGAAACTTACACGCTTCGCATGTCCTGGAAGGCAATAGCAGAAATTGAGGAACGGACTAACAAGTCCATCCTCGCTATTGTCAACGGTCTTGGGAATGGCGAACTGAGTTTCACGCATGCTGCTATCATTCTCCAGGCTGGCATTCGTGCTGGAATTGTGGAAGGTAGTGGGGTCAGACCGTTGTCCTTTGAGGGGGCTGGTGAGCGCATCGTGAATACGGGCTCTGCCGTGACACTTCGTAAGATCGGCGAATTCCTTATGACCACAATGACCACCCCTGAAGAAAAGGAGAATGCTGAGGCAAGGATAAAAAAAGCCAAAGGCGGGGAGTAGAACCCCGCGAGCAGAAGCCTGATGAATGGGCGGGTCCGGGTGAATGGGTCGTACATTGCGTGAACTTTTCAATACTGGAATGGCATATCGCCCCGTCCGAGGCTTGGAAAATGTCGTTTCGCGAATGGATGTCAATAGCATCACAGAAGCAGAGAAACCATAACAAGAGACAGAATCGGTTTGACCATGAAACGGCAGAAGAGTTTGAAGCCTATATCCGGAGCAAGGGGTTGATCGAATGAGCGAAGACCTGATGCTGAAAATATCCGCCGACGTATCAGACCTGAAACGGGCTCTGGCGGAGGTTGTCGCTTCTAACAAGAACGTTGGCCAGTCCGCGAAAGAGGCTGGTGATAAGGCTGAGAAATCGTTCAACGCCATGGGGCGAAATGTTTCACTTGCGATGGTGGGAATGAAAGCGTTTCACGTTGCCATCCGTGGCCTTCGTGAAGGTTTTCAAGAGTTAGAGAAAGCCGCTGGTGAAAATTCATTGGTCAATGGGAGACTGAAACAGCAAGCCGTCGTCGCTGAAGCGGCGATCAAAACGATGAAGGGTGCTTTTGATGAATTCGCCCAGACTGCCGCTTCAGCAATGGCTCCGGTCGTTGATCTTATCGCTAACGACCTGACCAATGGGTTGCGTGACTCAACGCAAGCCATGAAGGATTCAACGTCGGCGGCGGACGATGGTGCTTCTGCTTGGGCGGTATTCAAGACAGTAGTACAGGCGGCGACCGCGTCCTTTGGTATTTTCTTTCAGTTAGCAAAGGGCGGTCTTGCAACACTTATCGGGGCGGCTGGAATTTTCAACGACGCCTTTGGTAAAGTCGCAGGATTGTTCAGCAAGGAAGCAGGGGACGCGTTCAAGAACGCTGGAGCCGTGATGAAGAACACGGCGATGCAGATGTACGACGAGGTCGGGAATTCATTTCGTAAGAACGCCAATCAGTTGACCAATGCTGTGACGGGCGAGTTATACGAAAGCACGATGAAGTCGTACGAGCGCCTCCGCCAAGGCACGGCAAAGAAGGCTGAAGAAATCCAGAAAGACCTTGCTGCTATAGCGGCGAAAGGTAAAGGCGGGAAAGGCGGAGCCGCTGGTGGTACAGGCGGCGGATCCGACGATGAAGCGCGGGAACTCGCGGTCAATAAAGCGGTCAACGATCGTTACAAGTCTCTTCTCCAGGAGAGCGCCCTCCTTGACCGTATAACCTCGGGGCCAGAAGCCGAAAGGTTGCGGAATCTTGAAAAGTATGTCGAGATGCAGAAAAGTTTCAAGAAGTTCAATGAGGATATGCTGAAGAACGCTGAAGACCAAGCAGAACAAATTCGCCTTGAAGGGAAGATGTTACAGGAAGAATTGGATGTGAAAGAAAAGATATGGAAGATGGATTCACTTATCCGAGGAACTTATACGAGAGGGATGATGGAATCAAATGAAAGAGGGAGCGGAGTATATGATGGGCCGAATGGAGGGGCCAGACAGTTAGAGGATGCTGCCGCTCAGGCTCGTATTGCTCAACAGATGTTTCTTCAGCCTCGCCCGGAAGAAGGGCCGAACGCTGGTCAATTGCGAAACAGAATGCAAGAAAACCTTCGCCCTGACGCGATGCTGGAAGCCCCAGGTGATGCCCTTGGGTTTGAAGAACAGACAAGGGAAGACAGCCTGAAGGCCAGAAAAGAATTCCTGGAACAGACTGCCGCAATGGCTGAAGAAAACGCGGATGAACTGTTGCGGATTGATGATGAACTGAATGGCACGTTGGAACAGCAACGAGGCGCGATGCGAGCGCGGGAAATTATCAATGATAGGAAAATTTCCAAACTCCGTCAAACTACTTGGCAGGAAGACGCCGGAGCGCTGAGTAGTACGCTTCGTGATATGCAAACTATATCAGAGGCGTTCGGTAAGAAAGGATTTGAAGCGGCGAAGATCTTTGGTGCTGCTGCCATTGCGGTGGATACCATTATCGCGTCTCAACGAGCGTTCGCTGCTGGTGCTGCTATTGACTTGAAACTAGGGACCCCGCTTGTGTTCGCGACTTCCATGGCAGCAATCGCCGCGACCGCTGGTGCTGTGAATGCTGCTAAGATGGCGTCCCAGTCGTACGGTGGAGGCGGGGCGAGCGCTGGCAGTAGTCCGGGGTCTAGTGGTATAACAGTCCCAAGTGATACAAGCAATGGAGGCGGACCGGGGAATAACGGCGGAACGTCAACCATCAATGTTTCACTGGTCGGGGAGCGGTTCGGTGCTCAACAAGTTCGTGGCCTTATGGACCAGATCCGTGAAGAATCCAAGGACGGGAAGCGTCTAACGAAAGTGAATGTCCTATGAGCCTCGTTATACCTGAAATTCTTTACAGCAATCAGATGCGTTCTACCGACGCGCATCTTGAGTACCAAGGAACCACCGAGGATCCGAAGTACCCTTTGGTCAACGCAATTGATTGGAAAGACTGGACCCTGTTCCGTGTCAAAGAAGGAACGACTGATATACTTTTCTATCTGACCGCCCATACCTACATGAACATTGATAGTTTCGGATGGTTCGTGAAAACCCTTGGTGATAGTGATACAGGATTTTCTATACGAGTATATCGGCAAACAAGTCCAGGGGTTTTCTCCCCGTTGATAAACGCAATAGATCCGCTCGTTTCACCTTTGGGGCTGGTGACTTTTCCCCAGGTAACGGTCCCCGGCGATACTCCTCATTTGATACGGTTTATCGTTCCGGCCGGAAAGTCGTTATACGTTCGTCAGGTTGCGCTCGGTCTTGTACTGAACCCACCTATTGGGCAGCAAGTAGGCATCGCTCCGCCAAGCCTTCAGCAATCCTGGAAACTGTCCAACAGTATGTCGGTCAACGGTTCGTTGATATCACGGTCGTTGGTCCGCTTGGTCAAAGAGTATAACATTGATCTTGAATACCTTACTCCAGCGTTCGTGAACGACTTGTGGAAACCGTTCTGCACCCATGCACTGAAGTACCCTTTCTTCTTCAGGTGGTCCCCAACGAATTATCCTTTGGACTGTATGTTCGCCGCTGCGAATTCTGTTCCCGCTCCTGAATATCAAAAGCCCCATCTCATGCGAGCGAAAATGCCAATCATGGGATTGACCCAATGACATTTGATACTGAAAAGCAGTACGTCGGGAAAACCCCAGTCCAGATCGTGGAACTTACCATTCCGCGATGCTCGCGTCGTTGCGGAGTTTCACCATGCACCGGATCCACGTCCGGTCCTTCGAAATGCTATAACACTCTCGCAACCTGCCAAGACGTGGCTCACTATGTTTCAGAACCGTTCGTTATACATGTCGCGAACACGCGAGTTGATGAACTGCAAGCCGTGAATGGATGCCCGTGCTTCCCCACACTGTTGTCCGCGAATTGCGCCCCAACAGAAATCACGCCGACCGAAGGGTTGGGCGTCCGCGCTTCACTTGCTGTTTCCCTCCAGGATCACCCGTACAACGATTCGGGCTTGGACTACTATTTCCTGGAAAGAGGATACGATCCTGAAAGTAAGGGAACGCTCTGGGGAAAACTTATCACTCGGCAAAAGTATTTCGAAAACCTGAAGGTCAGATTGTTCACAGGTTTTCTTTCCATTGCCGACGGTTCGTATAACGCTGCGAATTTCCGCGTGAAAGGGTACTTCCTTCAGAAGATACTTGGGCCGAGTGCGGATGGTAAAGTTTCATTGACATGCAAAGATCCCCTTCGTTGGGGTGATAAAGAAAAAGCACAATGTCCCCTCCCATCCGAATGCGTATTGCATGCGGACTTGAATGAAACAGATTCCATATTCACCGTGGATAACATTGGCGATATCCCTGTCTCGTGTGAATGGCTCCGTGTTGATAAAGAAGTGATGAGGATACTTTCACGCGATGTTGGCGCTGGAACTTTCACGGTGATGCGAGCAACGATGCCATCATGGTACGACGCGGACGCAATGGTGACAGAGGCGCATCAGGAAGGCGCAACCGTTCAAGGATGCGTTCTTTTTGACGGTGTTCGCATAGACGAAATCATTTATACGTTGCTCAATGAATATACCGAAATCCCTTCTGAATACCTTGATGCGGTGCAGTGGGCGGCGGAAGCGGATACATGGTTCGCGACGTACTACTTTTCTTCACTTATCACAGAGCCGACTGAGGTAACGAAACTCCTGGAGGAACTTTGCCAACACTTGGCCATCATCTGGTGGAATGAACGTACAAGTAAGATCACGCTGACCGCGATAAAGCCTGCGAGCGGGGCGCTCCCTCGCCTGGAGGACGATAACAGTATTATCGCAGACAGTGTTTCAATTGGACGGGATGTAGAAGCGCGAATGTCCCAGGTCTGGATCTACTACGCCATGCGGTCCCCTGTTGTAGAAAACGAAGAGAAACTTTTCAATTATCGCTTCGTGAAAGTTTCAGCCGACCTGGACGCGGAACTTCCTGATGAATATGGCCAGCCTGCCATCAAGCAGATCCGATCCCGTTGGCTCACAGTACCACAGACTTCTCTCGCCTTAGAAATTTCTTCCAGGCTTCTGTCAGAATACCGTGATACCAAAGTTCTTCTTGATGTAACAGTTGATGCGAAAGACGATGCAATATGGACCGCTGGATTTGTTCGTGCTTCCACAAGATACCGACAAAGTATAACGGGCGATCCTGTTTCCACCCCTTATCTTGTTCTGTCTTCTGACGAGTCGTACGACGGTGGGAAATGTTCTGTGAAATATTCTTTGAGAGAATGCTCTGCTAGTGCAGGATGCTCGCTCATTGCGCCCGATGGTACGTTCGACTATCTGGCGGCGAACGAAGAAACCCGTGAAAAGTATTCATTCGCTTCAACCCCCGTTGGTCTTATGTCCAACGGTGATATCGGAAAGAAAATCTGCTAAGGATAAAACCATGCCGACCCCGTTATACTCTACAATCCCCGACCCTGAACTTTCCTCTGGAGCACCGGAGACAAGTCAACTGAGAACGAAACTCAGAGACAATGTACTGGCAGCGACACAAGGAGCGGCGACTGCAAAGACAGAAGGGGCTTCGCTTTGGCTTGGAAAAGATTCAAGCGGAGGCGGAACTCAGTACGGTATTGTCACAGACGAAATCAATAGGAATAAGGCACTCAAACCGGACGGCCTCGGCGGCGTCCATTTCGCATAAGGAATAGAACATGCCATCAGAATCATACGCTCCAATCTCTGATACAGAAATCGCGGTTGATAAACCGTTGACCGCTTCTCTTGTCGCACGGATGCGAGATAATCCGCTTGCGATGTTGAAGGGTTCCCCCTCTGCCCGTGCTGCGGGTCTTGGGGTTTTCGTCCAGAAAGATATTGGTGCCGGGAACCAATGCGGCATCCAGACGGATAACCTGGATACAACAGCCGTCCTTCGCCCAGATGGTGCTGGAGGGGTTGTATGGTCGAGTGATACTGAACTGAAGTTTCTGGGAAGAATAGCGGCAGGGGGATTTTCTGATGTTGTAGAAAAAAATATAACAAGAGAAGCAAGAATAGGAGGACCAGGGTATCCATACAACTGCAATGAAGTCCTGAACATTGGAGTAAGGTGTTCGTCAATTCAATTATTGATTGACAATTATTCTGGCCCAGTATTCACCCCCAACTTGAATATCAAAAGAGGTGCAAACTTTTCCACGGCAATCAATACAACGCCAGGAAATAATTTGATAAACTTCGCTGATTTTTTGATTGGCGGGATAAGTATTGGTACAACAGAGCCAGGAGACTTGTTGTATATCGGAAGCCATGATCCTTTCAAAGCGTATCCTATTTCTTTTTGTTTCTCTTCCTTCCCGTGATGTAGAAGGACCAAGATCATGGAATGGTTCACATGGGTTGCACCCCTCGCAACAATTATCGGACTCATCGTCACTGCTGCTGTAGCGTATTATCGCCTCGGGCAGAACGAAAAGAAGATCGATCAAAACAAGATTGATCAGGAAGCCAAGTGTCGCGAATGCCAAGCGTCACGGAAAGAACAAAGGGCGGCAGACGAAGCCAAGACGGGGCAATGGCAGAACATGGTGCAACGCTTGATGGATATGCACACTGCTCAGGTGATGTCCAATGCACAAGAGCATTCTTCCATCAATATAACAGCCGCCAGAACTGAAGAACAGTTGAAACATATCCTGGCGAAGATGGAAGACCTATCACACGCCATCCACCGTATAGAGCGCGACATGCCTCGCGACTACCGACCAAGTTCGGATTCCAACCGATTTGAAAAGAAAGGCTGAATATGAAATTCTATCTCAGTTTCTGGAACACGGCTCTTCTTGTTTTCATTGTCGTTATGCTTTTGCTCGGCGTTATACTTCTCACGTCGTGCGGTTCCACCCGCGATATCGGCCCTGGCCTACCTTCCCTTCCAGGAAGCGGGTCCGGCGGAACAGTACCAAAGGAACAGACCGATCCCCTTACCGATGCCCGACAACGGGTGGCGGATGCCGAGGGGTTGCTGGCCAAGGCCAAGGCGGAATTGGAACAGCGTACCAAGCAGGAGCAAGAGCGGACCATTGCTGCTTGGCAGTGGTGGACGCGGCTGGTCGCTGGGCTGGGCATCCCCCTGGCCCTGGCCTTGGGTGGGCTGGGGGCATGGTTCGGGCTGGGGCGAGTCGCCCTGCCCATTGCTGGGGCATTGGTGGTCGCTTGTGTTGGGTTGCTGGCCTTTGGGGAAGCCTTGCCTTGGTTGCGGCTCGCAGGGCCAATCGCCGCGCTCCTG